AGGATGTCTACCTTACTGGTAATCCGCAGATCACTTTCTTTAAGGTTGTCTACCGCAGACACACTAACTTCTCTATGGAATGTATCCAGCAGACGTGGAGTGGTTCTCATCTTGTCGATGGTAGATGTGTAGCCACTATTTCCCGCAATGGTGATTTAGTTCATAAAATGCACCTTCAGTTAAACGTTGGTGGCGCAGGTGGTCATAGATCAATTTCTGATCTTATTGTTGATGCTGAAGTTGAAATCGGTGGTCAGTCGATTGACAAACAGAGTGGTGCTTTTATGCAGGCGTGGAATGAACTTACTCACACTTGCGGTATTGATGAAACTGGTAACAATAATGGAACTTTGTTCCAGAAAATGTCTGGTGCCCCTGATGTTAATCAGCAATCAAGGTTTGTTCCACTCAATTTCTGGTTCTGTAAAAACGCTGGTTTGGCGCTTCCTCTTATCGCCCTCCAGTATCACGAAGTTAAGGTTTCTTTGAATCATACTTTAACTACTGCTTATGGTGCTGATGTTGTTAGCGACAACATGCTATGGGTCGATTATATCTACCTAGATACCGACGAGCGCAGACGTTTCGCACAGGTTTCTCACGAATACCTTATTGAACAGGTCCAGGAACAGACCCTCCGAACAGGGGATGGTGATCACGATTTGCGTTTTAACCACCCGGTTAAGGAACTTATCTGGTTTGCTACCCCTACGGCGGAAGTAGCCGCTGGTCACCCTAGACCTACACTACCGGTTGTTGAACATGGTAATATCGCAGCAGCGGAATACACATTAAAGCTTAATGGACATGATAGGTTTAGTGCCAGACCTCACACCTATTTCTCGCGTGTGCAGGTATACCAGCACCATAGTGGTGATGGTGGTGATAATAGTCATTATATTATGGGGACCGCTCTGCTCGATCAAGGCAACGATGGTGAGGACGTCCAAGATAAAATAGGACTAATCACTGATAGTATTTGCGTGTATTCTTTTGCTCTTAACCCTGAAGAACACCAGCCTTCTGGTACATGTAACTTCTCGAGAATAGACACGGCCGTGTTAAACACTAGTCAAGCAGTTGTCAATAATACTGATAATAATCTACGGGTCAGAGGTGCCCAGGCGTTGAATGACATCGGTCAGACTGCTATAATTGTAGCGATTAACTACAATGTTTTAAGAATAATGAGTGGTATGGGTGGTCTTGCCTACTCTAATTAAATGCTATAAATCGCATTTTTATTTTATATCTTTAGATTTTTTATTTAATAAATTAATACTCCAAAAATATTTTATTATCTAATATTATATGGGTGGAGGATTAATGCAATTAGTAGCTTACGGCGCACAGGATGTCTACCTTACTGGTAATCCACAGATCACTTTCTTCAAGGTTGTCTACCGCAGACACACTAACTTCTCTATGGAATGTATCCAGCAGACATGGAGTGGTTCTAATATTAACGATGGCAGATGTGTGTCCACTATTTCCCGCAATGGTGATTTAGTTCATAAAATGTACCTTCAGTTAGAATGTACCAACGCGACGAACCTCCCCTCAATTTCTGATCTTATTGTTGATGCTGAAGTTGAAATCGGCGGTCAGTCGATTGACAAACAGAGTGGTGCTTTTATGCAGGCGTGGAATGAACTTACACACACATGTGGTATTGATGTTGGCGGTGGCGACAATGGAACTTTGTTCCAGAAAATGTCTGGTACAGTTAATGTTGGTACCAACTCAAGATTTGTTCCACTCAATTTCTGGTTCTGTAAAAACGCTGGATTGGCGCTTCCTCTTATCGCCCTCCAGTATCACGAAGTTAAGGTTTCTTTAAATCATACTGTAACTACTGCTTTGGGTGCTGCTGTTACCAGTAACAACCTATGGGTCGACTATATCTATCTTGATACCGACGAGCGCAGACGTTTCGCACAGGTTTCGCACGAATACCTTATTGAACAGGTCCAGGAACAGACCCTCCAACCAGGGGATACTGATCACAAATTGCGTTTTAACCACCCGGTTAAGGAACTCATCTGGTTTGCCACCGCCACCGATATCGACGTCAACTGGCCGCGTGTTACGCTACCGGTTGTTCAACATAGGAATCTCCCAGACGCGAGATACACATTAAAGCTTAATGGACATGATAGGTTTAGTGCTAGACCTCACACCTATTTCTCACGTGTACAGGTATACCAGCACCACAGTGGTGATGGCGGTGATAATAGTTTGTTTAATTTTAGTACTGATCTTGTTGAACGAGGTAATGTCGGCCAGGCCCCGGATGCGTCAGAGAAACTCGGACTAATCTCTGATAGTATTTGCGTGTATTCTTTTGCTCTTAACCCTGAAGAACACCAGCCTTCGGGCACGTGTAACTTCTCGAGAATAGATACGGCCGAGTTAAACTCCAGTCAAGTTATCGCCGTTGATACTGATGATAATTTAGAAGACAGGGGCGTAAACGACGCCAGCGACATTGTCCTGACATCAAGAATTGTAGCGATTAACTACAATGTCCTCCGTATCATGAGTGGTATGGGTGGTCTTGCCTACTCTAATTAAATGCTATAAATCGCATTTTTATTTAAATATAAAAGAATAATACTAATTATTTATGATGACCGATTTAGAAGTTATAGGAAAACAGATAGATGAAACAAGACATCTACTTTTAGATAATACTAATAAATTAATAGAAAGAGATTCTCATTTAGATGATATAGAAAGACAAACTGCAAATCTTGAACTAAATTCATATCTATTCAAAAAAAATTCTAGAAAACTAAAACATAAAATGATTTGTAACAACTATTTATATATTTTCTTCTTTATTGGTGGTATTACTGCTTTAATTTTTATTATATTACTTATTAATAAATAATTTAAAAACAGTTTTAATATTATTTATAGAATGAATAGAACTCAAACATTTATTGAATCTATGTATACATTTATAGAATATTTAAGAATTTTTATTGGAAGTAGTTTTATTTTTATTTTAAGTAAACTTCCAGTGCCCCCAATTATTATTACCCCAAATAAAGTGAGAAAGGTTTCCTTTTCACCAGACAACGATGATGTAAGTGTTATGAGTTATAATATACATAATGGTCGCGACCAACTTTATAGGAATAGTATAGATAAAATTATTGAAGATATAGAAGGAAATAGAAAATCAATTTTGTGTCTGCAAGAAGTTAGCAAAGAGCTGTTCGTACATATAAAGGATTCGCTCGGTTATAAGTATGGTTATCACGAAGATGATAAATGTGTTCTAAGTGACCATGTTTTGCTGGATAATGATATTTATTATTTTAATAATGTAGGTATATATAAAACTACAAGTTTCCTTATTAGTGGAATTAAAATTGGTGAAGAAGAATTGTATATTTTAAACACGCAGCTGTCTTATGATATTGCACTATATAATCAATTATACGAATTAGAAGAATTACAACAATATATTAGTAAAAAAGATCTTGGTGATAAAAAATTAATTGTTATAGGAGATTTTAATTGCGCGGATATTAATCTAAAAAATTATCAATTAAATATTACAGATATACTAAAGTTAGATAAAATCAAACTAGATAATACATATCCATCGGTTCTTCCTCTTGTTCCCATCGATAAGTGTTTTACAACAAATATTGATGTTAAAAACTCAAGTGTTGTAACAACTACAAATAGCACACATTTTCCGATTTGTATTGAATTGTAATAAAATGTAATTATTTTTTTATTTATTAATTAATTTTAATTTTAAGGGTCATTAGTATAATGGTTAGTATGGTTGCCTTCCAAGCAATCGGTCAGGGTTCGATTCCCTGGTGACTCAAATTATATTACACGATATAGAATTATTTTCTTGTAATATATTATAAAAATGTTTGGTCTGTTGAAGAATGTGAAAAGGAGTGTGAAAAGGAGTGTGAAAAAAGTGGGAAATAGTGTTAACCGTGTTAGGTACGGTGGCATTCGTGGTGGTAGCAGTTGTGGTT